ACGGTTTCGACCACGCCGAATTCCAACGCGCAAAATGGTGTCTGAAATATCAACGCTGTCATCGGCATCGGCTAATTGACCCGTGCCAAGTCTGCCTTTAGTTGCATCACCTAAAGTGAAAGCTGTTGAAACAAATGCAGGGCCATTTGTGAAGTCAATGCTCGCCTTGAGCTGCGGTAGCCCTGCCATTAGAGAGAGATCGCAGACAATGTGATTGATTTACCTGATTGTTGAAGTCCAAGAAGTTGATCGCGAATTACTGCAACCAAATCGCCTTCGCTGATAACGCTACCGCCAACATTAACGGTGATGTTTGAACCCATTGAACCCATTTTTGAAAGTGGGATTACTGCCTCAGGGCCAGCCTCACCAATTAGAGAAAGAGTTGGTGAAGTTACAATGCCGCCTGTTGCCAATGGAAGAACACTTCCGCGTGGTGGCACAAAGACAGGCCCATCGCCACCGCCTGATGAACCTAAACCATTATTTGCTGCTGCGGCTGCTGCCGCTATTGCATCAACAATTGATTGGGTTGCAGCAACATCTGCTGCTGCGGCTGCTGCGGCTGCGGCGGCTGCGGCGGCTGCTGCCTCGGCAATGGCGACAATATCTTCATTATTTGCGCCGGGTGCAAAGGTTGGAGCTTTAATAACAATTCCACTAGCTGCATTTGCTGCTGCGGCATAATCTCCGACCGCTTTATTTGCTAATGTCCAAGCGCCTTCGGCGGCATCTGCGCCTGCGGTGATGCTTGGGTCAAAAGTAAAGGTTCCTTCGGAAATTTCTTTGTAGGCTTCAACGCTACCGTAAGCCAAAAGCCAAGCGCCTTCAGCTTCAACGGGGGCGGCAAATATGCTTGGGTCATAGCCAAATTCTTCAAGAATCTTTGCGAGATATTTTTCAACCTCGGCTTTAGTAAATCCCCATTCATCGCCAAGATTTGTGATCTCAGTTAAGTCAATCTTTCCATCATCTGCTGCCGCAAATGCTAGTGCATAATCTTTAACTTGTTTTTCGGTTAAATTCCATTTGCCTTGAAGATTGACAATTTCGTCAGGAGATAATGTGCCATCATTTAGGGCGGTGAAAAAATCAAGATACTTTGATGCTTGCTGATATGTGATGCCCCAAGTTTCAGCTAAGAAAGCAACATCTGCGCCATCAACTTTTTTGTCACCAACTGAAATAATTGTTTGAACATAGAGTTGCGCGGCGCTAGTGGTAATTCCCCACTTGGCAGCAAGTAATTCAAACTCGGCAGGCGTGATTTTGGCATCAGCTAAAGCCATCAAAATATCGTTATACCGCATTGCTGCTTCGGCGGCAGCGTTGTTTTGTTCAATTTCAAACTTGCGAGCATTAACAAAGGCAGCAAATCTTGCTTGTTCAGCAATTTGACCTTGTTTAATTAAGTTTAGGCGGGCCGCTTCAAGTTGAATTGGGTCATCTTCATTTCTTGCTGTTGCTCCTGCTTTAGTAAGGGCGGCTTGCGCTTTAAGACTTGCTTCCTTTTTCTTAGCTTCTATTGCGGCATCGGCAGCGGATTTCTTTGCTGCTTTAGCAGCAGCAATTTGAGCTGCTGTTAGTTTTGTTGTTGCTGCTGTAACTTTGTAGGTTGATTCTAAAAATTTACCTGTGGACATTTGATAATTGCCGATTGCGCCCGTTTGAGCAATCAACGCAGCATTGGCACCCTCAATTGAGGTTTGTACCTTGCCCATTGCCTTATAGAAAATGACGGCAGCGGCGGCACCTGCAGCGATGCTAACGCCTGCGGTGGCAAAACCTGTTGCAATCGCAGCGGTACTTGCTGCGCCTGCCTGTAAGGTGAATGCGGTTGTAAGTAATCCAATTCCCGCAACTAATCCTTGGATACCTGCGGCAATTTTACCACCAACAAAAATGCCTGCAAGGATTGCGCCAAATACTTTTAGCGTTCCAATGTTGCGTGAGATGAATCCAAAGAATTCACCCAATTGCTGAATAACAACTTTTAGAACTTCAAAAATGCTTTTAAGACTATTGGCAATTTTATCTTTGTTTGCTGATGTCCAAGACTCAAGGGCAGGCAAAACGCTTCCCTGAATATAAGCAACAAATTCTGTGATAATAGGTAAAAGAGCATAACCCAAAGTTTCAAGAACTTCGCCGTAGGCTAATTTCAAACCTTCAAGGCGGCCTGCCAAAGTATTAGCAGCAGCGGCAGCAGCGCCACCTGATGCCTTAGCAACCACCTCAAGTGCGCCTGCAAAGTCTTTAGATTTGACGGTATTTGCTGAAATCTCAGGAAAGAGCTTCTTGAGTGCGCCGATATTTCCACCGTGAGCTTTGGCAAGCAATTTTGAAGCAGTAACTAAATCAATTTGCTTGTTGGCTGCAATATCAAGAGCAACGCTTTGAAGTTTCTGCGCATCCGTGATTGACCCGGTGGCAGCAGCGAGTGCCGCTAACGATGGCCTCAACTGGTCATCGGCAACTGAGAACAATTTTTGTTGCTTGGTTATGTAATCTTCGACTGAAGCAATAGCTGAATCGGTAGCGCCAACGGTATTTTTTAGAGAATTGGCAAGAAGTACCTGCGATTTTTGATCTTCAATTGCAGCTTGAACTGCATCTTTGCCAATTTTAACGGCGAAAGCTGCTGAAGCGGCACCTGCAAGAGCAAATGCTTTGCCAGCTTTTTTAGCAAAAGCATCAAAATTCTTGCCTAATTTAGCAATATCTCTTTGAGCTGCCTTTGAACCTTTGTCAGAATATTGGCTAACTATTCGGGCTACTACTGCTCCAATTGCCATTGATTAGCCCTTCTTATTTGTGTTTAAGTGCCGCTGAAGTGTTTTTTCTGCATCTTCAAGTGCATCTGCAATTTTCTTTTCAATCTCGGCCTTGCTTTTATCAACAACCGACCAAATAAGGCGTGAGGCTTTACTGAACCAATTAAGATTTTGAATAAATTGCCCGCTGCCACCTAGTCGCCCGCCAACTTCAAAGATAACACCTGCGGCTGATTTGTTGATCAAAGCACCTGCCGAAGTTGTGTAATCTGCGCGAACTTTACCTTGGGCGCGAGTTGAAACAATGCCAGTTTTAATTGCTCCAGTATCCCAAGCAGGCCAACCTTTGCCACCGCGAGAAGTCTTGCTTGGATTCTTTGGCTCAACCTTACGCCAACCGCGCATTGGTGTATCTGATTGCGAACTTCCAATTTTATCAACTTTGTTGCGAGCTTGATCTCTTGCCTGGCGAAGTTCAGCAGAAATCACTTTGTTAAAGCCCTTGACGGCATCTTCATCAAATTTCTTCAATGCCGCCAAGGTGTCTTTAACACCGATTAAAACCAATGCTTTTTCAGCCATTATTTACTCCGCGCTTTGTTGCGTTCTTTAATGTAGGCAACGATTGCTTCCAAGACACCATCGGGTGCATCTATTAAAGCCGTTGGAGATAAGCCCGACTCCACCGAAATTGCTGCTATTGAAAAAGTCAGGCTATCTCGGTGGATTCGGAATTTGGGTCTGTAAGTAACTCAACTGAAACTAATTCGTCAAGAAAACCGTTACCAAATGGCTTCACAACTTTGCCGTTTGCGGCAAGAGCTGCGTGTCCAAGGTAGTAGATGTGTTCTAGCTTTTGTTCCTCGCCAAGTAACTTAGCAAATCCCTTGCCAAATTTTTGCTCAAATCCAACGATGATTCGGGGAGTCAGCGAAAAGACTCCCTCGAAACCATCTGTTGTTTTAACTTTGATCTGTAATCCATCCATTTATTTTCCCCCTTGTTTAGTTAGGATGTTGCTTTTGTGATTACGCCTGAAATTGGCCAAGTAACTGAAGCGGTGGCAAGTTCGCCAACGCCACCGTTAAGTGGTGTCCATTCTGAGATTAAAACTGAGAATGTATATGAAGGATTTGTTGCGCTTACTGCTCCATTGACAGGTTTGACAACGCAATTCACGGCTGTTCCAAGCAAAGGATAAATTACTTGTTCAACGCTTGATGTTGCGTAATCTTGGTGAAACTCGAAGGTCGCAGAATTGTCAGCCAGGCCGGCCACCCGGGTCTTTGCGGTTTGTCCGAAACTGGTGGTTTCTACAATATCGAATGATGTTGCCAAACTTATGCTGCTGATGTGGTCACTCAAATCTGAGTTTGTACCGAATACAATTTGAGCATTATTTAATACTAATCGTGCCATTTTATGCGAATGCCTTTGTGATCGCGCCTGATACAGGCCAAGTTACGGATGCGGTTGCGAGTTCACCAACTCCACCGTTAAGTGGTGTCCATTCAGAAACAAGTGCTGTGAAAGAATATGAAGGTGATG